GGGTTCTTGGCTTCTGCGCTAGGTGCGGCGCCTGTGCCACAGACACAGACCACAACACGCACACCGGGCTTGTTCGATTACCTCTCATTAGGATTCGGAGGCTGAGATGGTCGCAACTGACCAGCAAAAGCAAAAAGATACCGGTCTACTCGATGAGCTACTGAAGCATCTTGCAGACAAGGATCGCTTAGGCAATGCAGCCAAAGGCTTGGCTGGTCAGCAAATGAACGCTCAGGTTATGCCGGTACAAATGGGTGGCGGTCTATTACAGCAACTCCCTATCCCACAGATGCAGTATGGCGCAGGGATCATGGGCGTCTCTGGCGGTAGCCAAGAGGACAAGATGGCAAAAATCATGAAGATGATGGAAGTTTGAGGGATGGGCGCATGACACCAGAAGAGCGAAGAATGATGATAGAGATGGAGCGCATCCAGCAGATGCGCGCTCCCAATGCTCTGGTAGCAGCATCCATGACGCCAGAGGCTCAGGCAAGCCAAGAAAATTTTATGGCGGCAAGAGGGCAGGCGATGAAGCCAGAGGCTGTAGGTCCAGCGCCCGGTAGTCGTCCACCAAATCCTTTTGTTAGCGGGTTATCAAAACTAGGTCGTCGCGCTATGGATGCCCTGCAAGACCCTGCAGTACGCTCACGTTTAGCGGCTGGTCTGCAGTCTATGACGTTAAACCCTAACCAAGCATTCATCCAGAGCCAAATGCAGCGCGGGCAGAATATACAGACAAGACGAGAGGCTGGCCGGCAAATCAATCAAACGGCTAGTTTTTTGCGCGCACAAGGAAGAGATGACTTGGCTACGGTTATCGAGCAAAACCCTTCTGTCGCTCCAATGATATTAAAGTCTATGTTTGAGAAGCCAAAGGGTGTAGTTGTAGGTGAAGGCGATCAAATTGTAGATGCAGCTACTGGCCGCGTAATGTTTGGCGGTCAACAACCACAAGACGGATTTACTAAAAGACAAAGAGAAGAAGCTGGAAAGCTACGCAAGGACTATGAAGGGTCGCAATCAACAAAAGAATTCCAAAAGCAATCCGGTGCTTACGGTCGGGTAGTTAGCTCAGCCGATAAAGCTAGTGCAGCCGGTGATCTTGCTTTGATTTTTAACTTTATGAAGGTTTTAGATCCAGGCTCAGTAGTTCGAGAAAGCGAGTTTGCAACGGCGGCCGGCGCAAGAGCAGCTTTAACACGAGCGGAAAAAGATGGCACGGTTATTCCCGCTGTCGTGGCTCAGGCTGTGCAGCGTTTAGAAACAGGGCAGATGCTGCTGCCAGAGCAGCGTAACGACTTCCTTACTAGGGCTGGCATGTTGTATCAAGGCGCCGTGCAACAACACACGCCATATCGCAATTATTACTTAGAACAAGTAGAAACCGTAGCGCCCGGTTACGGATTGCCACCAGTTGGTTATGCCGGCGATATTTTCTTAGGTAACGACGAGCAAGTAGACAGCGCGCCCGAACAGGTTATGACAACACCTCCTGCAAGTTGGGCTAGCGGTGACGCTGCATGGCTTAGCCTAACCGAAGAAGAAAAGCGCGAATATTTAAAGGACGAGTAGCATGGCTAAAACGCAACGGCAGTTAGAGTTAGAAGCCAAAGCTAGAGCACGATTCGCTGAGCAAAGCCTACCAGAGAGGTCAGCAGGCATTGGCAATCGTGAGACGCAGTATACAGCTGCGGGCGCAATGGCTAACATTCCTGGCAGCGCTTCACAGTACGCACAAGATTTAGCAACCGTATTCACGGACCCTTTACTCGTAGCTGAGGGCGTTAAAGAGATGTTTACTGGTGACGGTCTGCAGGCTCTCGGTAATTTTTATGCTGATCGTTATGGAAGTGTGCGACAGGCACTACAGACTGCATACGACGACCCTGTAGGTTTTATGTCGGACGTGTCTTTAGTTGGCGCTCCGCTTAAGCTCGCTGGAAACATAGCAAAGATTGCCGCCAAAACATCTCCAAAAGTACAAGCGCCGGCAGAGGCTTTACGTCGCGCTGGTGGTGCTCTGGAGTCTGCAGATCCATTAGGCGCTGCTACAGCATTAGGCTTGGGTGCGGCAACAGCAGTGCCATTAGTTAGAAGCTTCCCAGAGTCTACATACGAAACAAACCTCAAAATGGGTACAAGCCCGCGCTCTCGCATGGGCCAGCAAGGAACGCGCCAGCAGGTAATTGGCACGCTGTTAGAGGCAGGCATACCAGTTAGCCCAGAAGGGCTTACAAAGCTAAACAAGATTATCGATACACGCACAAGCGAGCTTGACCGTTTGATAGAAATGGCGGAAAAGCAAGGCAAAAGCATTTCCTTATATGAGCTAACACGGCCGATTTCACAGCTACGTGAAGAGCTTGCAGACCCCTTCGTAAACCCAACAGCAAAAGCTGACACAGCAACGATAACTCAGTATCTGACAGATTGGTCAAAGTCTGTTGGCTCAGGCACTCAAGAATTTACGCCTTCGCAAGTGCGCAAATTACGACAAGAACTCGATAAAAAACTTAACTACGACCGCGTCACGACAACAACACCTCCGCTACAAACCAGAATCACCGAGGAAGCAGCGACGGGAGCACGGGGCGCATTAAGAGAAACCATAGAGGGCTATGGTCCTACTGGCATGGATATTTCTCGCTTGCTAACAGCGCAGGAGGCGTTAGAGCGCGCCGTCAATAGATTAGGTCAAAACCAAACTATCGGGTTAAAGCAGACTGTGGCGGCGACAGGCGGCTTCGGCGCTATGGGCGGCACAGATATATTCCAGCAACTGTCCGGCGCATTGTTAGCTGGTGGAGCGCTGTTGATGACCCCACAGAACAAAGAGCGTATTGCTAGATTGATTTATCAATCACGAGATTTAACGCCAGAGCAGCAGCGCTCGCTTGTAGCTCAATTAGCTTCGCAGGTTGGACCTACGGCTCAGCGCATCGAAGAAGGACGCGAGGACGAACAGCAATGAATTTAAAGCCAATGACAGACCTAGAGATCGAAGGCATCGCACGCGAAGCTGTTCAAGACGCTGTTGATTTCTGTGAGTCCGAGATTGCTGAGGACCGAATCAAGGCGCAAAGATACTTCGATGGCGAGGTCGATATTGGCGAGGAAGACGGTCGATCAAAGGTAGTATCGACAAAGGTAAGAGATACTATCCGTGCTATCAAGCCGTCTCTGATGCGTGTGTTTCTATCTACTGACAAGCCCGTTGAGTATGTTCCGCGTGGAACAGAGGACGTGCAAGCTGCTGAGCAAGCTACAAAGTACATGCACTATCAATTCAGTGAGCTTAACGGATACCGGGTGCTTAACGATGCTTTTCATGATGCTTTGGTCAAGAAGTGTGGGATTGTTAAAGTCTATTGGGATATGTATCAAGAACAGGAGGTTTATGACTTCCAAGACCTCAACGACATGGAGTTCACCCTCCTTGTTAACGAGCCAGACGTCGAGGTCATCAAGCACACTGCCCGTACTTCTATCGAAGTCGATGAGTTCGGAATGGAAATGGAAACTCCTATCCATGACCTTAAGATTTCTCGCACGATTGAACGCGGCAAGATGTGCATTGAGAGCGTTCCCCCAGAAGAGTTTTTCATTGATCGTAACTCGCGCTCTATCGACGACTATTACTGTGTTGCTCATCGTACCGAGATGCGTGTTAGTGACCTGGTGGCTATGGGCTATGATTATGAGGAAGTACATGATCTGAGTGGCTTGCAGCACTCTGACACCTTCTCAGAAGTTGAAGAGTATGAGCGCCGTGGTTACGAGTCCGATTACTCTGACGAGGACGTACAAGACCCCTCAATGCGCCTAGTGGCAATTACTGAGGCGTACATGAAGATCGACGTGGAGGGCACTGGTGTTGCCCAGATGCACAAGGTCGTTCTTGGTGGCAACAAGTACAAGCTCTTAGATCACGAGCCATGCTCGCACTTACCTTTTGCTGTTTTTGAGGTAGACCCTGAGCCACATACATTTTATGGTCGGTCTGTTGCAGACCTAATTATCAACGATCAAGACGCTGCTACAGCTATGTTGCGCGGTGTTTTAGATAACGTAGCACTGACTAACAACCCACGCATTGAGATCGTAGACGGCGCGGTAAACATCGATGACTTGCTAAACAACGAAATCGGCGGTGTTATCCGAGTTAAGCAAGCAGGCGCGATACAACCGCTCTGCAATATTTTGACCAGCAGGTAGAAGACAAGACAGGCGTCACAAAATCCTCTACAGGGCTTTCTCCTGACAGCCTACAGTCAACTACTGCTACGGCCGTAAACGCTACTGTGCAGGCACAGGCGGCTCAGATAGAGGTCATGGCGCGCAACCTCGCGGAAGGCGGCATGCGTCAGATGTTTAAGCTGATGCTGAAGTGCATGACGCAGAACGTCGATGAAGAGCAGATGATGCGCTTCCAAGGAAACAATTACGTACCTGTCGATCCCCGGTCGTGGAACAGCACAATGGACGTGTCTATCAATGTCGGCCTCGGCACGGGTAGAGAAGATCAAAAGGTCGCTGTACTTAA